AAGAAAGTCTGGCAAAATGATTATGAGTTTTATTGTTGAAGACGCAACCAGCAACTACATATCACAAGATATATATAAACGACAAGAAGAAGACGAAGACACTAGCTTTCATTTTATAGACGTATACGATAACTTGTCATTAGAAAAAGAAGAGATAGAAAGATACAAGAAACGATTTACAGAAAGTGCAATGCACTGGAGATTTAGTCAAGGCGGTAAGTTTCAGTTACAACCTAAAGGACCTATTGTCTATCCAGATTTTAATGAGATGCACGTAGTAGATAATCTTACAGAACAATACGACCCACTAAGAACTGTATGGAGAGCGTGGGATTTAGGTTATACGCATCCTGCTTGTGTTGTATTTCAAGTAGACAAGGTAGGGCGTAAGAATATTTTATTAGCAATGATGGGTACAAATGTACAGATAACAGATTTTATTGATGAAGTACAAACTTATCAAACAGAACTAATGCCAAAAGTAATAAATACTATGGACCTGTTACCTCATGACGCAAACAGACGTTATGACGTGTCACCCCATTCTAGTGCAGAGATATTTAGAAACAAGGGATGCGAAACAGATGTAGTATACGTAAAGCGAGATACAAGCGTTGTACTAGCTAACGAAGAATTAAAAACACTAACAGGAGGTATTCCTAAAATACAAATAGATTCTAAACATGCTACTATGGTAAGTGAAACATTGGCAGCGTACACAAGAGATGACAACGGAATACCAAGGCGTGATAAATATTTTGAACACATATCAGATGCCTTTAAGTTAGGACTTTATTACATATCTAAAAAATTAAATAACACAGAAGTAGTAGACCCCGTTGAGCCAAATCATTATGGGCTTAACTTTGGTGTAACAAAAGAGAGGATAATGAATTGAAAATAAGCCCTGAACAAATAATAAGTTTCTTTAGTTATATAAGTAACGAAGCTGAACCTGCTTACACACAAAGTGCCCAAGATTGGCGTGAGAACATGCGATTCTACATGGATGAATATCAATTTGATAATAAGCTAGATTGGCAAACTAAGATTAAAGACCCTGTAGTTGACAACTTAGTAGTGCGTTTATCTAATTTCTTTGTAAGAATATTAATGTCAACAGATAATAAATACTTTACTGTTGAACATCCTAACTCTGCTTATAAAGCGGGACTAAATAAAATATTAGAACAAGTATTATCAAACAATAAGTTCCCATTAATATTTGGAGACGCATTAAAGTTTTCATTATTAACAAGTCCTTATTACACAAAAGTTAAGTATACGTATGATGAGAGTACGTATCCAATGGCAAACGAGCAAACGGGTGAGCTAGAAGAAGCAAGTGAGATAGTTGGAAAGACTGCTATCTCTGCTATTAATCCTTTTAATATTAGGCTTGACCCTAATGGTGATTCATACATCATAGAGAAGAAAACAGTTAGTGTTGCAGACTTTGAGAGAATCTCAAGAGTTAACGGCTGGACTAACACCAAGAAAGTACTTCGTCAAACATTACAACAAGGCGAAGAAAAAGAAAACCATTTAGCTGAAATACATCTTTGTTATGTATATGCTAAATATATTTCAGACAAAAAAGGAAATGTATTAGACAACAACGTGCATTTTGTTATAGCTGGAGATACTACAGTAGTTTACTACGGCAAGAATAATCTACCTAATGGAGATTTTCCTTACATCGTAGGATTCCCTATGAAAGTATTACAAGGTCGATATGGACGTGGTTACATTTCTAAACTTAGAAGTTTATTGAGCTCATATGTTGAGAGCATGAACTTATTATTAGATGCATTTAGAATGTCCACATTAGGAGTATATGAATTAGTTACAACTAATGTTGAAAGCGGTAAAGCACATTTGTTTGGGTCTATTACACCGGGACGTTTGTATCCGGTAACAGCACCTAATACAATTAATCAAGTGTATAACCAAAGTATGAATCCAAATGCTACGTCATTATTGTCAGTATTAGATAGACTAATTCAAAATAGGTCATTTCAAAACGAGTTCTTCCAAGGGCAACCTACATCAAAAGGTAGACCTACTGCTCAAGAAATCTCTACTAAATCTCAAGAGACTGCAAGTTTCTTTACAGATATAGCTAGTGAAATAGAACGAAGTATAGTAACACCATCATTAGAGGCAATATTAAACACGGAGTTAATTTACCTAGATGATGCAACACATGAACCAATGTATACAGAAGACGACTTAGACAGTCCTGTCAGAGCATTGATATCATTAAGCTTTAACGAACGTATGAGAATATTACGTGAAGCAAAAATAACGGTTAGGGGTATATCAGGTAAAGTTCTTAAGATGACAAACTTCAATAAATTAATGCAGATTGTAAATGTAATTGGCAACATGCCACAAGTTGCAAGTGCAATCGACCCTATTAAATTTGTTGAAAGAATCTTTGAATCATTTGATGAGATACCAGAAGATATACTTAATATGGATATGTTAAAACAACAGCAACAACAAGCTGAACAAGGTCCACAACAACCCGGTCCTGTTGACCCACAGATGAGTATGCAACAAGAGCAAACTCCTGGGCAACAAGCCAAACAGGAGATGTCGCCTGAAGATATGATGGAGGTCATAAGAAATGTCAGAGGAAATTAAAAACGGTAGTGATGACCCAAGAGTTAACATCACAGCAAAAGAAGCAGCAGCCAGTCTAGTTCCACCCGGAGTAGATATGTCAAATATGTCACCAGAACAACAAATGGAAATGACATCAAACATGGTACAAGCTTCTACATTACACGAAAAATATATTGCGGACATGAGTCAAGAAGAGATAGAAGTATTTGACGCTTTGTTAATTGCTTCTCCACAAGATGCTCCCGTAAAAGAAAGGTTTGAAAATGCGTACAATAAATTTAATTTAGTACGTAAACCTAAAGACGAAAAACAAAATGAAACAACAACTGAAGCAAGTCCTAAAGTTTCTCCGAAAGGCGAGATGGATGTATCAGGACAAACTTCACCAGATATAAATAATGGTAACATGTTGTCTCCAGAAAATGACGCTCCCTTAGGAGATGATTTAGAGTATTTCAAATTCTTGGAAAAGCGTTATAGACAATCAAATACCATTAAACGACAAAATCAATAATAGGAGGTAATTTAATATGGCACAAGGTGCAATTAGTTACTTAAATGAGGAAGCTAGACTTGCTAAGATTAAAATTGATTCAGATATCAGATTTCAAGCTGGTAATATGATGCAGTTTAGAAACTTAGCTAAGCCTATACAATCCTATGGTAAAAACCGTGGCTCTCAAGTTGAAATAGAAAAGTATCAAAAACTAGGTACAGCAACTGGTACAATTTCAGAATTACAATCTTTACCTATGCAAAAACCAAGTGTTGGATTTGTAGTTGCAACTGTAAACGAATACGGTAACGGTGTATCTTATACTAGAAAAGCACAGACTTTAGCGGAATATTCTGTAGATGAAACTCTTAAGAAAGTACTATCAATGAATGTTGCTGAATCTATGGATAAGATTGCTGGAACTGAATTCCAAAATGCAGACGTATTCTACACACCAACATCCACTACTGCTGGAACATTTGATAAAGATGGTTCAGTAAGTACCGGAGCAGGAGCTAGTATAAACTCAGTACACATTAGAGACATTATCAAAAATATGAAAAATGATAACGTACCTAAATGGGACGGAAATTCTTACTTAGGAGTTTTCTCCGCATTTGCAATGGCAAAACTATTCGAAGATACTGCAGCAGGTAGTATTGTCGATTTACATAAATACGACCAACCAGAAACTTTAATCAATGGTGAGATAGGTTCTTACTTTGGTTTAAGAATGGTAGAAGAGAACAATGTTCTCTCAAGCACAATCGGTGGTTCAGCTCACAACGGTGAGGTAATCATTTGCGGGTTCGAACCTGTAGTAGAAGTCTTAGCACAACCTGAGGCAACTATGATTGAGTCATGGGATTTCGGTAGATTTACTGGAGTAGCATGGAACGCATTGACAGGGTTCAAAAAAGTTTGGACTAATTCAACTGACAGTGAGTATCACTTGGTTAGAGTTCACTCTAACGATTAACCAATAGGAGGTAATTAATTATGGCGTTTAACAGTAAAATAAACACTATTTTTATTCCAGGCGAATTAAACTGTGCCGGTGGTGCAGCAGACCATTTCACTTGGAAAGTTGCTCATCCTATGGTGGTGCATAGGGTTGAGTTCGTAGCTTCTTTGCTTTTCGCAGCTGACCAAACATCAGCTGTTGTTTCACTAGATTTCACAAATGTTGTGGACAGTGTATCAAGAGCCGAAAAAGCGACAATCACTTTAGCGGAAGCGGTAGCAGTAGGTGCAACTACTGAGCCTTCTTCTTTCACACCGTTCTTTGTTCAGGATACAGATATCCTACACTTTGAGCATAAAACACAAGCAGCTGATTCAGGAACTGCAGCAGGTAAAGGATTCTTTATTCTTTATTATGAGTCAATTCCAGACAATGAGGTTGCGTAAATAACATGTGGTATAGAGTGCATTTGAATAGAATCCACTTTAACCCATTGGATAAGGAGGGCAAGACTGTAAGAGTCCTGTCCTCTGGACCTACGTTTAATTGTACTACATCAACCGATTTAGAAGTAGAGCTGCTATACATGTTAGCAGAAGACAAATCTGAGTTGATGCAATTTGTTAATTCCTGGACGGAACAAGATAACTCTTGGTATCAGCTAGTATTTACCAAATTGTCAGATGCATCACGAGCTGGGTTTACCGGCAAAGTAAATGTATTTAGTTATATGGGTTACGCTTTATTTAGACGTATCAAAGACCATTTACAATTTGAAACTAAATATATGAACATTGGAGCATTAAGTGCTTACAATTTAGAATCAAGAGATGTACAAGAAGAAGTAAGACGTAAACCTAACCATACAATTCCAGGTGGTGAAAAGGTAGGACAAGACTGGGTACAGAAACATGGAGGCAAATAGATGTCAAGAAGTGAACTTAATTATGACAGAAGTAATTTACGTACTAAGATAAAAAGTCTTATAGGTAGAAATTTTACTGGCATAGATACCGTTCTAAACGATTTAATAAACGTAGCTAATGAGTTATTCGGTAACACCGTATCATCCGTATATGATGAATTTGTATATACACATACAATATCTAGTGGTGAAGTAAGCTCTAAGACAGATGAGTATAATTTACCAAATAGAACCAAATGTATATTAGATGCATATTATATAGACGTATCTGGCAGTGATGACGTTTATTATCCTATACATTTACGTAGTCCAATAGATTTTAATGAAGCCTCTGGATATCAAATGGGTACAAGTTATGGTAGAGCAAGTTTTGATTATGGAACAGAAACAATAAAATTTGGACCTGGATATCAATCAGGTAGAAGTACTAGAGCAGACCATACAGGTATACCGCAACTAGGGTATAGAGTTAACAATGCGTTTCACGTATTCCCAACTCCAGGTAGTAGCGAACAAGACAATAAAATTAGATTAATGTTAGGCATGTTTCCCGCTGATTTACAAGCAGATGGAGATAAAAATAGCGTAACAAAAAGTTATCCTCAAGCATTAATAACATATACAGCAGCATTATTTTGGGGACTACATATGAATGATGCAAATAGAGCACAGCAATATTTAACAACAGCACAACTTTTATTAGCAAGTTTTGCAAAACAAGATGAGATAAATAAACTAGTAAACATTTCATTAAGATTACCAAATTAGGAGGAGTAATGGCAAACGCAATATATCCAAAAGCAAAAGAATCATTATTAAAAGGTGAGCTTGACCTAGAAGATAACACTATTAAAGTAGTATTAGTAGATACTGGTACATATACATACGATGCAGCACATGATTTCTATAATGACCTATCTGGCGTACTTGGCTCAGGGGTAGCATTATCTAGTAAGACTGTAGCATTAGGTGTATTTGATGCAGCAGATGTAACATTTACTACACCATCAGCAGGTACAAGTATTGAAGCATTAGTTATTTATAAAGACACAGGTAACGTAGCAACAAGTAACCTTATAGCTTACATAGACGCAGGAACGGGATTACCGTTTACTACTAATGGAGCAGATATAGATATTGTTTGGGACTCTGGTTCTAACAAAATCTTTGCAATATAATGAGAAAAGAACATAAAAGTAAAACAGGTGGACTAACGGCAGCAGGTCGAGCACACTTCAAAAGAAAGGAAGGAGCTAACCTAAAGCCTCCAGTAGGTAAAGGCACTAACCCCAGAAGAGTTAGCTTTGCAGCTAGGTTTGCAGGAATGAAAGGACCTATGAAAGACAGTAAAGGTAGACCTACACGTAAGGCATTAGCTCTTAAGAAGTGGGGATTTGGCAGTGTTGCAGCTGCACGTAATTTTGCAAATAAAAATAAAAAGAGGAAATAGTGGCTAAAAAAGGATTATACGCAAACATAAACGCAAGAAAGAAAGCTGGTACAAGTAGACCTAAATCTAAATCTACTGTATCTAAGAAAGCATATGCAAATATGAAAGCTGGATTTCCCAAGAAAAAAAGGAGAGCATAATGGCAATAGCAGGTAATAAGATAACAAGAGCTAAGATTGATGCAGATGCAATTGACGGTACAAAAGTAGCTGATGACTCACTAGATAGTGAGCACTATGCTGCAACTAGTATTGATAATGAACATCTTGCAGACAATGCTGTAGGTACAGATGAAATTGCAAATGATGCTGTTACATATGCTAAGATACAAAACGTATCTGCTACAGATAGAATACTAGGGAGAGACTCAGCAAGTGCAGGAGTAATTGAAGAGATTACACCAGCTAACGT